CCTCTTCTTCCTGCTTTCATCGCACCTATATTAGTTACATCAACCTTACTACTGCCTGAAAATTTCTTAGCAGCTCTGTAGATTCCTTTGCTTACAGATGTCTGAATATTCTGTGTAGAAGTTCCAAGGATATCTCTCCATTTCTGAAGGAATGGGTAAGTTCTATCTCCGCCTGGTCTGTTAAAAGATCTAGTAATTTTGGTAAAATCTCCATCATTCATGGTACTGGGTCTCTGCAGTAATGTTCTATAATTTCGAGTTACTAAGTCTTTTGGTTGTTTTATTTTTGCTGTATCCCATGGGTTTTTACCCTTCAGTATATTTTGTAGAACAGATTCACCAGATTGCACATTTCTACTAATATTTCTTGATGGATTGAGAGCTGATGTTGAGGGTCTAGTATATGTTTTTATTGGTTTACTCAAATTATTACGAACTAAAGAATTATTACGAACTACAGGAGTATATACTCTTGTTTTTTGAATTTTTTTAGTCTTTCTAAAAATTGATGGAATGTTGGTTTTTACTCCTTTTTTGATTAGTGGCATCTTCTTGACCACTGAACCCTTTTTAAACCAATTCAAAGGGTTCAGTCTTTTAATCCACTTCAGTAACCCCAGTTTAGCAAGTCTACGTGTTACAAGAGCACCTGCACCAACATCTGCAACTGGACCGTCAAGAGGTAAAGCAATTGCACCAATAAGTAATAATAATTCTGCACCAAGTAAAGCAGTATCAAAAATTCTACCAGCAGTCCAGAATGGTGTTTTAGGTGTAGTTGGAAAAAGACCTCCACCTTCAATAGATGGCACTTTTTCTTCTGTTCCACGCTTCACTGACTTCAGCAAGGGTGCAGTATTACCTTCAAAATTATCCAACACTACATCAAAATCATCTGAAGATTTTGAAAATTCTGTCTTCTTAGACATCAATGTTACACGTTCTAGCTCTTGACCTCTTCTACGATTAGCACCTGATAAGAAATCAGCTATGCTACTACCAGCAATTCCACCTAGAATACTACCACCAATACCACCAATAAGAGTACCAACAGGTCCAGCAACAGAACCAAGAGCAGCACCTTTTGCTCCACCTGCTAATGCACCTGCTAATCCACCACCAGAACCAAGTGATGCTTGTAACACATTCTGTCCAGATCCTAATCTACTCGCAAAATTTAATCCTGTTCCCAATACTGCTAATGGTCCTACTCTCGAAAGACCTCCTAGTCTTGTAGGTACTCTACCTCTACCAAAAGGTACAATATTATTCTTAGGTGTTATTCTCGGTGATACACCGAGACCACCTCCAGTTGGACCTACAGGTGGTCTACCACCACCACCTCTTCGTGGTCCTCCACCGCCACGACCACGTAGAAATCTTAGAAGAAATAGCTCTCTTAGAAAACCTAAACCACCCTTTCCCTCACCTTCCTTTCTTGATGCAGCATCATATGCTTTTTTTCTTTCTTCTACTAACTTCTTCTTCAGTGCAAGAGATTGCTTCTCATACATTCTATTCAAAGAAGATCTTCTTCTAATATCATTCAGTAAACCATTTGAGGTTTCTTCTAGTTTATTTGCTACAGTGTATAGTTTTTCCATATTATGATAACGCAGCGTAACTGTTTAGTGCATATGCAGAATCAAGTTTATCAATAGACCCTTGAAAACGTGTATTAATTTCAGCAAAACCTTCTCCACCAAATTCATCCTCACCTGTAGAAGGGGGTGGCATAGTTGTAGTTTTACCAGGAATAGTAGCAATAATAGGTTGAGCAATCAAATTAGATGTTCCTTCCCTATCCCTAGGTAAAGTGGTTACACTTGCCTGTTTATTTGGAAAAACATGCATAAAATCCCACCATTGATTAGGTGCTTTTTCCACTTCTATCAATGCTTGTTTTATTAATAACTCTTCTGGTATTGGTTGAGCACCTCTTTCTATTTGAGTTCCAGACCCATACTCAGCAAAGAAAGCATTATCTTCTATTCCACCTCTATCAACAACATCATCACCTGACACCTGACCACCAAGAAATTCTGTTCTACCACCAATATGCTTTCTTGCTTCAATTTGCAAATCTTTATTTTTCAATGCAGATGCAGTTTGCTCAAAGAGCAATAGCATCTCTTCTTTAGTTTTAACTTGACCTCTCTTCTCATAGTAAGATAACATTGCTGCTATAGCAGATTGTTTATCTGTAATGTCCTTCCATATTTTAGCAGTAGGTTGCCAGTCAGAAGAGGTAGGATCCTCAAATGCTGGTTGGTATTGATTATCTCTAGTAATAACATCAAAAACTGTATCACCATAATCACCAGTATCAGCAACTCTATTATAAATTGACTGTGCTACATCTACTCTTGCTTGATCATCTCCTGCTTCTAAAGCAGCAATAGCAGCAAGAATATTGAAATCTTTACTGTCAGTATCCATCACCATTTTTTCTTCTTTCTGTGGTGGACTCCAAGATATATTTTCTATAAAGTTCTCACTAATATTTTCTATTATTCTATCACTAGGTGGAATTATTGTTGACTGTTGCTCAATACCACCTTGCTCAAATATTGGAGATGGTATTATATCACCAGATTCTTCAGGAACAAATAATTCTGGACCATCCTCACCTACAATATAAGGTTTATTTTTCATTACTGGACCACCAACTGCTTTGCCCTCTATAGGAGTTGGTACATCAACCTTTGTACTTCGAGTTTCATTATCTTGTGGATCTCCTATTTGACTCATTATATTTTGTCCTTCTTCTGTAATCTCTCCTTCAGATGTAGATGGAGATGCAGATGTTTTATCTACATCGTTCATAATACCATCAAATCTACCTAATTGACTTCTAAACCTTAGAGTATCGGATCGATTTATTACATCATTACCATCAAAACCAGAATCAAGTTCCCTCGTTCTTGTAACTCCTCCTCCACCACCAGCAAGAGCACCACTGGATAATAATACAGTACCTAGTGCTGCTAATGCTAATAGAGCTTTACCTTTACCTCCCAACATTCCAAGTCCACCAGCAGCCATACCACCAGCAGCCATACCACCACCCGTCATACCACCACCGATAAGACCTTTGGCAGCTAATATTGAAACAACACCAGTAGTAATTTCTGGTAAAAATGCACCTATACCAAGTCCTACACCTTGTAAAGCACCTCCAATATCACCTTGAGATAATTCATTTGCTGCTACAGCAAACCCAAAAAGTCCTATTATCTTACGTAGATCAAATAAAGCTGCAGTTTTGAAATCTTCAGTATTCTTTAAATCCTTCTTCAGTAATTTTTGTTCTTCTTTGAAATATTTTGCTCTTTCCCTTAGATCTCTTTGTATCTCCTTCTGCATCGCCTCCATATTATTTTGCATCTGTTCCATTTCTAGAACAATTCTACCCAAACCTCGTACTGAATCACCTCTACTCTCAAGTTCTACTTGACTTGAGAGAGATATAATTCTCCTTTCAAGACCATCCATCCTACGTTCCAATGGAAGCATGGATGTTTGGGGTTCTACTCGTCTACCAGGAGTTTGCATTTTTTGCTGCGTTTTCTGCGTTTTTCCTTTCTAGTTTTTGTTTTTCTAGAAAATTAATAAGGTAGTTAACGTAAGTTTCCCTTTCCCAAGGGATCATAGATTCAATATCACTCAGACTCCAGTTATGATGATGCATTAAAGCAAAATTTGCTTCTAACATTGCATCAATGCTGGTATGATATAGCATTATGCGAAAAAATTCTGTAAGCCCTCAATTAGTACTTCAGTCTCAACATCTGTATTAGGATTTTTTACAGTTGTTTTATACTGTAACTTTGGCATAGTAGCAAAAAATTCTTCAATCTTTTGGAACTGTGCAGAACTCAACTGTTCAATAAAGGATACTAGTTCTTTTTTAGTACAATCACTTGCAGACCATGCCTCTTCTTTTGTAAAAACAGTATCAATAGAATCAGCAACTGCCTTGAATGCCTTATCAATTCTTTCATCATCTTTAGTCTGACTAACATTGAAATTAGTGTCTAAAAATGCTTGCATTGATGGATATTTCATTGTAATAGAAATACCACCTCCAAGATCAATAGTCTCATTATGATCGTCAGGGACATATAGTTTGATGTCCGACATTTTGATACTCAAAGGAACCTTTGTTTCATTATCATCACTACATGTTGCTAATAATTCAACAGTCTCACCAACAGATTTTCCTCTAATATTCAAAAACAAATATTCTAGTTCAAAACTTGGCAGATCATCCACCTTCACACCACGAGTCAGTACACAGGATTTGAGTACATCTTTAATTGTGGCAGTAATATCTTTTTCATTTCCACTCTCCATAGCAATCAACAATGCCTTTTCCTCTTTTACAAGAAATGGTCTATATTTGATTGTTTTTGGTGTAGAAATTAATTTCAGTTCAAATGTAGGTGTTACAACCTTTGGTAATGGCATAATAATTCAATCAGTGGCTTTATTTAGTAGGGTTTATGGAATAAGTCCCATATCTCTTCTCTCATCTTCATTATACTGGTTTTCTAATACTATACCACTATTTTGAAAAGATTCCAAATCTTGTTGTATTGCTGTTAGTCCTGG